CGTCGTAAGCAGGTGAAAAAGCGAGTCTCGGCTCGAAGGACACTTCTTGCAAACGCGGCGTCCAAAAGAAAACGGTCGCCCAAGTAGAAATCTCTGTCATCACACATAAAAATTAAGATACGTGATTCAAGTATCTTAATTTTTATTTATTTGAATTTTTTTATACAAATACTGCGTATGAGTATTTAGTTGGAGAAAGCGAGACCGCCCATTCCCGATTGGATCCTCAGGACGTTATAGTTGGTCGCGAACATGTGGAGGTTGGTCGCAGCGCTGGAGGCAACGGTGGTGATGGCGACCTGCGCGTTGTCGATGCGACTGAAATTGCACGTACCCGTGGGCTGATGTTCTTCGGGCTTTAGCGAGAAGCTATAACTATACACGCCGGGGTAGGGGCAGCCGGAGTGATGGTTGTACGGCTGGATCTGATTAAAATATTTTCCGCCCTGGGCCTTGAAGCGGTCCTGGCCGTTGAGCACGAGCTTGAACTCGGTCATCGCAGCATCAGACTCCTCGGTCCAGGCAACCGCGGACGCACCACCAGTGGTTACGACAGGGGCGCCGGTAGCCGCAGAGATGGGAAGGTTCTGCGCACCGATAGAGGCCGTGGTGTCCACGGTGCCCGCGGAGATCACGGGGTGAGCGGAACCCTTACCGAAGTGCCAGTGGCTCGCGGCATCCGAACCAGCGAGGCACCACACGAGCTCCTTGATCGGGTGATTGTACGACAGGCGGATCTGCTTCGTTCCACCCGCGGTGCCGTCGACAGTGTCGACACCGGTGTGCTGGGTCTGCTCGATGAGGTACTCGTGACCCTTCTGCGCAAAACGACGACGCTCCTCGGTGTCGAGGTAGATGTAGTTCGCCCACACCTTGAAGACACCCTTGTTGAGGTAGGTCTCCATGTCCGACGCGAGATCGAAATCGATGCGGACCTCGTGGTACTGCAGGGCAATGAGCGGCAAATAGAGCCCCGGATTTCGGTTAAAAAAGAACATAAGGGGGAGGAAGACGGTCTTGCCATCCTCGGCGGTTGTGAGCTTACCGTAAGTGTTCTTCTTGGCCTCATCAAGGTGAAGCTCAGTGTAGAGCCTCCACCACTTCTGGTACTGCTTGTCGACGCGCTGACCGCCGATGGAAAGCTCGACCGAAGAAATAGCACGCTCGGCGACCCAGCAAGCAGCCGCGGAGCCCGCAGCGGCGTCGGACTCGAGCTGGACGTACATGTCACCGACGAGGTCACCGTTACGAGCGATGGTCACGGAGACGCGGCCGGAGTTGGCGGGGTTACCGTTGAGGGTCTGTTCGATGTTCTCCATCGCGAAGTTCGTGTGGCGCTTGTATTTCGCCTGGTAAAAAGTTACCTCCGGATTTCCCGTTAGGTATACGTCCTGTGCGCCATAGGCGACGAGCTGCATGAGTCCGCCAGCCATTTTTGTGTGAGTGTTTGTACTATAGGCTGAGAAAATAAATTTGGGTAATTCCGCATTTCAAAATTTATCCTGACTGAAACGCGGTAAAATTCAGGTCGAATTTTCTCAGCCCATGTAAAATGTCGACACAGCCTGAGGAAATGAAAGACGAAGAAATCGAGGAGGGTGAGATCCTGACTGACGAGGAGGACGACGACCTCATGGACCTCGAGGACGAGGACGAGGTGGACGTCGCCTCCCTGATGACTTCCCTCCTCGCGACCGAAGACGGCGACACCGTGTGTACCGCCTTGGTTGCGATCAGTCAGCAACTTCAGACCCAAAACAGGATCCTGATCAAAATTCTCACAGAGCTTAAAGCTTGAAATTGATTTAGAGAGAAAAATTGTATAATAAATAACTATGGAAGGCACTCACTTCATCGATAAGCAACCCGACCGGTATGAAGCACTACTGGAACTGGAGAAGCGGTCAATCGAGTCGATGAATGAGGAAGATATTTTATCGGTTGTCGAAATTTTCGAAGATGCCTGGGACCTCAGGCGGTGCGATCACCGGGATGCGCGCGAGCTCGGCTACCGCCAGTTCATACACCCGGACTTTTGGGACCGAAACGGACCGATCGCCGAACGTATCGACATTCGCGCCATCAAGGCGATCAAGGAAAAGCAACGGCGCTACCTCATAAATCTCAGGGGAAGGATGGGTGCCCTGGGGATCAAGTCGAAACAGAACGAAGACGGGTTCACGCTCCTGAAACGGGTGAACAACATCGGCAAGCAGGTCAAGGACGGATTCGAGAACGTGCGCAGGCACTGGAACGTGTTCGAGCGGACGGTGAATCCCACTGCCGAACCCCTGTTGACGAAGTTTTCAGACCCGCTCGCGATGGACGACGACGAGATCGAGAAGTGCACGCCGTACCAGAAATCGATCATCCACAGCCTCGACGAGGCACACAACCGCGGGTACAGGCGGTACCGTGACCACTGCTACGAGGAGATCAAATCACCTTTCGGGTACGGGACCCGCGCCTGGCGCCCGAAATACGAGATCCTCGCCTTCGTGCACTCCCTCGCCCCGAAAGACGAAGAGTTCGAGAACTGGAGGAACTTTACCAGCAAAGGCGGGTGCTACAGGGACGTCGCGAGCCACATGACCAACTGTGTCGACCCCCAGTTCCCCGCGATCGAAAAGAGGCGACACGCCTGGTCGTTCAAGAACGGTCTTTTCATCGGCAAGGAGGACGGTCCCGGGGTCAAGGGTCACCCGACGTGTAAATTCTACCCTTACGACAGTCAGGATTTTCGTGCTCTGGACCCGACCATCATCGCGTGCAAGTACTTCGATCAGGAGTTCATCGACTACTCCCACGTCGAGGACTGGTACGACATTCCCACCCCCAACTTCGACAAGATCCTTCACTACCAGAAATTCGAGGAGGAGGTGTGCAAGTGGGCGTACGTGATGGGCGGTCGCCTATGTTTCGACGTGGGTGAGCTCGATAAATGGCAGGTGATTCCGTTCTTCAAGGGGATCGCCCGGTCCGGTAAGTCTACGCTGATCAACAACGTCTTTCAAAAATTCTACGACACGACCGATGTCCGCACACTCGGTAACAACATCGAACGTAAGTTCGGCCTTTCCGCCATCATGGAGGCGCTCCTCTTCATCGCCCCAGAGGTCAAAGGCGACCTCGCGCTCGAGCAGGCGGAGTTTCAGTCTTTGGTGTCCGGTGAGGGTATCGCCGTCAACGTCAAGAATAAGGTGGCCGTGTCGTTGCCGAACTGGAAGGTCCCCGGCGTCCTGGGCGGGAACGAGGTCCCGAACTGGAACGACAAGTCAGGATCCGTCCTTCGGCGTATCCTCCCCTGGAACTTCACCAAGCAAGTCCAGGAGGCGGATCCACACCTGGACAAGAAGCTGGAGAACGAGTTACCCACGATCCTTATCAAGTGCGTCCGCGCGTACCTCGACTACAGCGAGCGATACAGCGGCCGTGACATATGGAACGTCGTCCCGAAATATTTCAAGAAGATCCAGGACCAGGTGGCCATGGTTGCGAACACGCTTCACCATTTCATGAACTCAGTTCGCGTCATCAAGGGCGACGACAAGTTCGTCCCTGAGGAGGTTTTCGTGCAGGCGTACAACTCACACTGCGCCAGATCGATCAAGGGGAAAAGGCCCGATCAGTGGTCCCCGGACTTCTACGTGGGACCGTTCAGCACGTACGGCATCGACGTCAGGAACGAATCCGTCACGTACAACGGTAAAACCTACGCGGCCCAGTCGGTTTTCTACGGCGTGGACGTTGTCGAGGAGGAACTTTCCATCGGCAACAATCACTAACCAAAAAAATCTATGCTAATAGTAAGATGAACCAGGAGGTTCGCGAATTCGTGAAACAATCGGGAGTCAGCGTACACGGCGGTGCGGATGACGCCGCGCGACGCGAACGCATGCGTCGCCGGGAGGAGATCGTTCGAAATCGCCTCTCAGCTCCCTCGTGTCCACCGCTACCGCCCCCGCGTCCAGTCATCAACGAGTTCCACGCACCGGTGGTCCCCACCCCCGTGCCCAGATGCATTCCAGCACCCGTTGTAGCACCGGTCCTTAGAAGAAAGCGTGTAATCGTAAAGTTCACTCCTAACCAACTTCTCAACGCCACCGGAATGACGCGCGCAAAGTGCGGGTGTATAAAGAGGGCCAGGATGGTATACATCGCGAAAAACCTAGGCATCAAGCGAACGTCGAACGCGACTAAGAATCAGATCTACAACATGATCAACAGGAAAACCGCACCCATAAGGAAGCGCGTGAAATACAGGAGCCTCGACGACAGGTCTATTCGCAAGCGACTCAGGCGTCTTTACGGGTCGAAGTGGATCAGAAAGCACAAACCGAACCTGAACGCGGACGTCCAGCGTGTGAAGTGGGGTATGAAATCTCTCAGGGAGAAGGACCGGTTCGGCCTTCCGTTCAAGTATGCGGTGGAACTACTGGAACGACGATTGGTGAAGAGGTGGAAGAAGCGGAAGCTCAGGTAACATTTCGATTGATTGTCTTATTGGGTTCAGCCAATTGTTTCAGGTGGATCCCGTGGTACATGAAATTATAGTTCGGGAACGCCGCCTTGATTTTTTTGGATATGGCGTTCCCCTGATGGGAATACGGAATTCCAGTCTGCACAGCTTTTTGCTCGAGACCGAGGAGATGGTTCTCCATCACGACGAAATCTTTGAGTCTCTCACCACTCACGCCGTTCTTGCGCATTTTATCGTAGACGTCTTGGGAATGACCGTCGCTGAGATGAAAGAAGTTGGACACGCTTTTCTCTTTTTCGTGTATAAGATACAGTACTATCACGAAAAATAGGAAATAGACGAGCATACTACTCACCCATATTTTTTAATAGCCTCCTCGTAGGAATCTTTTTTGACGTAAGTCAACCTATCGGCGTTCGGTTGATGGAGCGGTATTTCGAAATCGGCCATGGATTTTCCCCAGCACTTCGACATGGACCCGTCGAACACCACCGCCTTACACGAAGGGTTCGACGAACAATCGGCGAGACACTTTTCCTTCTCGCCTGGGTTGTGGTGGTACAGATCCGCCGTGAAGTAATCGACATCTCGTATCAGTTTGAACGTCTCCTTTTTCAGTGCGGGTTCCTCCTCCACTTCGAAGGGGACCACTTCGAAAGCGACCGGTTCCGGCTCTGGGGCGACCGACGGTGCTGGTGCTGGCATCATCACCGGCTCCTCGACGACCGCCTGAGCCGCAGCAGGCTCGACATCCGAAACCATGACGCTCGCGATCGATGAACATAGTATGGACACGTACAGACAGATCAATAGCACGAGGAACGCGATCATCCTTACTTTAATTTAGAAGAATATTTCTCACCCCAACCCCAACCGCGCGAATCCGCGGTGTAATCCCAATACAGACCTCCCACCCTGTACGCGTTGTGTTCAGGACTGCAGCTACTGCCACAGTTATAATGTTCGTCCACACACCGATCCGTTTTGTGTGGTATTTTCGTGCACGCCTCGTCGGTTCCTCTGCCGTTGTTTTTCGTGTACATCGTGCAATACCAATTTTTACTGTATCCACTATTGAGTTTCCATACTGTGTATCCCGCTGCACCTTCCTCCTCCGCTTTCTTCCGGCAATCCTTCTCCCACTTACCATTCTGGTTGTACCCCGTGTACTTACCGAGCTTTACCTGTTTTCGCTCCCATCCAGATTTCTTCTTATTGACCAACATGGGCATGTTATCACCAGTGGGCATGTCGTTACCGTAGTAATTTTTGGCAGTGAATTGACCCCGGATCCAATTGTTGTTACCGAAATACCTTTTATCGTTTATTTGTGCAGCCTTCTTTGGAGCGTCGCACTTACCAGTCTTGGGTTCGTCGTCGAACCCCGGTTGGCAATCACACGTGTTATCGTTCAACTGACTGAACAGGATCTTGGCGTTCGGGTTACCCCCGCACTTCCACATCGGCGGTTCAGGGGGTGGACACGCTTGTGTGTTGCACGGTCGCGTTTTCGGGGGCGGACACGATGTGCCACCGTTCTCGGGTGCGACCGTTTGCTCGAGGGTCATGCTCTGGGTCCCGCCGCCGCATACCTTCGAACACGGACCCCAATCGCTCCACGTCCCTTCACAGTCGACCGGGGGACACTTCTGCGTGTTACACCGTTGCGTCTGCGTGGGGTTAGGGCACGCTTTACCCCCGCGCTCGGGTGCACGCGTTTTGGTGAACGTCCTCTCCTGGGTCCCTCCGTTACACGGCTTCGAGCACTCGGTCCACTTCGACCAAGTTCCCCCGCAATCGACCACAGCCTTACCCGCGACGCTGGGGTCCACCTTCTTCCACGTCTTGACGTCGGCCATCCCTGACATGGGTTTCGTCTCGCACGCGTCGGCGTTGTAGGTCCTGTACACACCGTCTAAGAATACAGAGACGTACTTACACTCGTCGTCGGAGTTACAAATCTGCGCACCTTGTTTCAGGTACTCACCGTAGAGGGTATCGATGTTTTTGAAGCCACCCGCTGTGAAGGACGGAGCCTTACCGTCCCTTTTCGGGAGGTAGCCCTGTTTCAGCCACCCGCTGGTGTTACCGCTGCACGTCAAGTTCCTGGAACCCGTCTGTTCGTACCCGTGCGCGGGGTCTTGCATATATGGATCGACCCAATTCTTCTTCTCCCATATCTTGACCCCTTCTTCCGGGTGCGTGTCGTCCACGCCTCGACAATCGGCCCGTTTGAAAGTCCGCCCGATAGACTTGCCGTGTTGTAACTCGACGTATTGACAGAACTGGTCCTTGTCGCATTTTTCAATACCCCTTTCCAGCAGTCTCTGGTACTTCCACGAGAGGACGTCGTTCGAGGCGACTTTTTCCTCGCCGTCACCGCGGAGGTACTCGTTGGTCAGGGCCTTGCCGTGGTTGTTACACTTTCGATTGGTCATCACTGGTCTGTACCCCTTGAACTCCGCGTTCTCATCGGTCAGTGGTGGAGGCGGGCACGCCTGCGTGTTACACTCACGCGTCTTCTCGGTCGGGTTGGGACACGCCACGCCGCCGTGCTCGGGCGCTTGCGTCTGGGTGAAGGACATGAACTGGGTACCCCCCTCACACGGTTTCGTGCACGCGCTCCATTCCGACCAGTCACCCTGACAGTCGATAGGTACAGGGGCCGGGGCAGGGGCCGGGGCCGAAACCGCCGGGGCCGCCGGGGCCGGAGCAGGGGCCGAAACAGCCGGGGCCGGGGCAGGGGCAGAAACCACCGGGGCCGGGGCTGGAGCCGAGACAGAAACCGCTGGGGCCGGGGCTGTTACCGGTTCCGGCTCGCGCACCCTCTCAACTTCTTCCACCCAGAAAGAGGAATTGGTCTTCTTCTCAGGTTGGGGTTCAGGTTCCACCTTTTTCACGGACACCTGTCCTGCCAGGACCACGGCCGCGACTGAGCCTAACATCAAAACGATGGCGGCCATCTTATAATACCCCTGGAAATTATTTTTCATTTCGGTCAATACTTTTTCAAGTCATCGGTATAAAAGTCAAATTCATATTTCAAAACTAATTTTATTTTCAGTCAATACTTTTTTCAGTGACAATCTCAAAAGTCATTTGGATTTTTATAATTACTTTCCCGCGCGAGAGAAACTTTTTTCCCGTGGGGTATAAAAAGTCATCGGTCAAATGGAATAATAACGGCGAGCCAAATTTTGACGGGCTTCTTGAGCAATACTCGATTCCATTGGAAACAGGTAATCGTGTTCGTCGATACATTGCATGGCGACCTGGTGCACAGTGAATGCGTCATCGCTCACAGTTCTCGATTTCGTCTTCTTACTGCGTTTCATTTTCGGCGGTGATACCGGGAAAAGTCTTCTGCACGACGACGGTCTGGAAATCTCGAGTAAACCACCGTTTTCCCTGATATGTTCGGGTGTTTCTTGGAATCCCGGCGGTGTGGTATAAGGTTTCATGACGACAGGGGGAGACATGACCCCTGGCCCATAGTTTGTGTACAGGGCAGAGTCCGAATCGGAATCGGAAACACAGTTACTAAAAATATCGGCGTGCGGTGCGCCGAAGGCGAACGACCCGATCGGGCTGTCAAAATTGTAAACTGACATGAGCTCTGCGCGTGAATTTATGAGCTCTTCCAAATTATTTTTGGCAATTTATGTTTTTTTTGTAAAAATTGTAAAAACCGATTTGTATTTATATTCGCCAAACCGTCGCAGTCTTTTTAGTTTGGATAGGTGTGAAATTCCCGTAAAGATTCATGGATCCAGAAGAGCCGATACTCTGTCGCGTCTTCGGGAATCCACTGTCCCAAAATCCGCGGGATTCAGGTTTAGGGTTGGAGTTAGCTGGATTCCTGTCAGGTCGAGCATATCTCTTTATGTTCGAGTGCGGTGCGATATCTTGGAATTTGTCCAGGTCATCAACCGAAGTCGCGCCGCCGTCACAACCGAGCCAATCCTCTTGTCGGCTTCTTTTTTTCCAGTTCGACGGTGTTTCATCATCCGGGAACCAGACCGTCTCATCCGGTTGAAGTTCGCGGAGCTTCGCCTCGCTCTCCTCGATTGCAGCCATGCGCTGCTCGTTATGAACCTTCTTCGCGCCGCTGAGGATCGAATCGACGACCCAAGCGGGGGTCTGACCGAGTATCTTGATAAGATCCTCGCGGGTCTTCGCCGCGACCGCCTCAACCGTTTTCGCACCGCGATTGTACAACTTCCTCGCCCTGGTCGCGCCGATCTGATGTATTGACATCAAACTCATTATCTCCTCTTTGGTACCGGCACTGATCCGATCCCGCAGTCGAATGAGCAGCCCCTCCATATCACCCCACCCCATCGCCCCGCACACCGCCGCCACCCGACCGGCGTACCTCTCAGCCCCGTCATTTATCCCGGTAACTGGAACCTCCGAGATGAAATCTCTCAGTTTAAGTGCGTGAAGGAATCTGTGACAGGCGCGACGCTGGAACTCGTGCTTCTCCGAGGTGTCTTTTTTCTGCCGGCCCAACCTGCTGAACACGTAATCGGGGGTTATCCCCACGGCGTCGGCGACGGAAAGGTCGCGGTCGCCGAGTCGGGAATATGTCGCCGTGAATTCCTTCACGTCGAGAAAGAGGTTCGGCTCGACGCATAGGAAAAGGAGATGGAGATCAGACTCCAGTATCAGTCTCCGTCTCACGCGCTTGATATCCTCCACCACACCCCCGACTGTCTCGGGTGTGATGTGTGCGGCGGAAGCCGCGCGGCCGAGGTCGGTCGCGTCCCATTTCGCCCCGTCCCAAATCAGGAAACCGCCCGCTTCCAACCACTTGAGCGCCTCGTCAGCATCCTTCTCAGCGTTCTCGTCCAGTGCAGCGAGAAGGGTTCCTTTGCAGTACGCTCGAATCTCGTCAGGAGTACTGATCAGTCCGCACGCCACACCCTCGAGCATAACAGGGCGCATACCCTCCCTCGCGATTTTTGACTGTAGCGGGTCACCCTTGGATAGGATTCTGCGCCCGAGTTCCCTCCCGACATCCAGTGGATTCCAGTGTTTATCGCTGATATCGTTCACACGGGGTGCGATGACGAAAGCCTCACCTCGAGTCCCGAAACCAGCGCGCCCCGCTCGCCCCACCATCTGCTGCAGCTCCCGGGACCTGATAAGCTCGTGTCCTTTCCCACCCGTGCGGTACCTATACGGCGCGTACACGATGACCCTGGACGCTGGAAGGTTCACACCCGCTGCCATGGTCGACGTGCAGCACACGACTCGGATGATATTCTCGCGAAATCCGCGTTCGACGACGGATTTCTCGTCGACCGAAAGGTCCGCGTGGTGCCACGCGACCCCGTTGGAGACACAAGCCGCGAGTTCACCGTCCCCCAGGTCAGCCGCGAGCTGTTCGGTCGCTTCTGAGGCGGTGCCGTGGGATCGCAACATCTTCGCGAGATCTCGACACTGAAACTTGGCCGCGCAAAAGATCATGACACCCCCGCCCTCCTTGTTCGCGAGAGTCTGCCTCGTCAGCCACGTGACGGTGTCGATATCTTTCGGTACGGGTGTAGTGCCGATCTCGTCCAGGGGGTCGCCGTCCTCGAAGTCGTCGCGGTGTTGTACAGGGTACACAGTCTGACCACACACGATTTTCACGCGGAGCTCGACCGGGCGGTATTTGGTCTCGTACAGGGCAGCGTCCCCGAGCCAACGAGCCAAAGCGTCGAGGCCGAATGGTCGGGGAAGTGTCGCGCTCATGGCGATCACCTGGACCGCCTTCGCGGCGTACATGAGCTTGGTCAACATACGCTCGACGATACCCCCGCGGGACTCGTCCTGTACCATGTGGAGTTCGTCGACCACGACAGTCACGACTTCACCCACTCGATCCTCTGCGATGAGCTTGGTCACGATATCGTTAGCCCGCTCGGGCGTGGCGATGAGCAGACCCCCCCGGCCGTACTTCGGCGGAAGAACCCCGGGTCGGCCCCCGAAGAATCCCCGAACCGGTACCCCGGTCGACTCGAACATCTCCGTCAGTTCCGCGAGTCGTTCCGTGCACAGAGACACGAAAGGAAGAACCATGAGCGCGATCGGAGCGTGATCGTCGACCTTTAGGAGCAGACGCTTCGCGACCAGTAAATCGGCGACCAGGGATTTCCCGCCGCTCGTCGGTGCGCAATATACCAGGTTACGCGTGTGATCCCTCACACCTTCCAGGTTGAGACATTCAGACTGCCACTGGTATAGTGTATCGATTTTCTTCACGCGACGGAGATATTCCAGGGGTTCGGCCGTTTCGTCTCCGTCGAAAATCATTGCGAAATTTCGGTCGTCGGTTGAGAAGCGTGCCGCCCGCGCGGTGAAGGAATGAAATTGGAAACCTAAGTGACCTCGAAAATGAATATTTTCGTAGAATGAAAAACTTGACGAGAATTATGTTTAACATCGATGGATTTCGCGCGGCTCTGGGTGTGTTTTCAGCACGGGACATACGGAGATTCCTATTAGAATTGGAAACCGTAATAGAAATGCCGCAAGATTACGGTGTTTTTATCGCGGCAGTCCAGGGATTACCCCCGGTGTACCGGAATCAATTGAAAGAACACCTTATGAATGAATTAGATCAGCGGTACGCCGAGGTGGATTCGTATATCGTGGATCCCCCAGAAAAAAAGAGGTTGAAAATCACTTCTCAGTGCGCATGAACATCACGGCAGCACGCACACTGTACGCACCGGCCTACGTCACCGCACCCGCGCTCGGGTGTGCGCCGGAACCTTTCGGTGTGTTCGCCAGTGTCGAGGGGTGGGAATGTAGGTTCTGGGTCCAGTGTGGGTATGGACTGATGCCGGTCGGTGAGCTCATTGACCTCATCGTGTTTCAGTTCGGTCAACGAGTGCCGGTTTTCATACCGCTCGAAGACTGTATTTTGCGCGATTCGCGCTGCGAGCCAATAAATCCGTCGCGCCGAGTGATTGATGTTTTAGAAAATAATAGTTTTGTAATCATCACTTTCTGACGCGCATCGAACGAAAACTCGGAAATGGTGACTGACACCGAAAACTCGGGAACTCCCCTCGCCGCCTACTTCGCGCACTTGATCAAGACCAACGGTCTACCCCCCGCGCTCCAGGTTTGTGCCAAAGAATTCCTCGATCAGTTTCGTGATTGGTGTGATGAGAACGGTCACCAGGACTCTAAGCCCAAAAATGTAGCCGAACTCAGGGCGAGAGTCGATACGCTTTTCAGTGAAAATTATATATGGCGTGAATACTTGTTTAAGTGACAATACCTCGATTTTCAAACAGCCTAGTTGAACGCGTTATTCAGAACGTTTATGAAATTTTGTATATTTCTGTACGTTTTACCAGAATTATAAAGTTCTCTGAATTCGCGATCACGCACTTTCATTTTTGTTGAAACCGTCGCCGGTTTGTATACCATTTTGTTTGTGTTGGAGTTAATAGTATTCATTATATACTTGAGTCTTTCATAACTCATAATATTTTTGACTGGTGTATTCGTTTTATACAACAAAAAAGATTGAATCTTCTTCTGAATATGGAATGGATATTTTTTAAAATTTGAGACCAATTCTCGAGTCGTGTCTATCTTTGGTCGAGCTTTCAATTGATTAGATATGACATTTTTTATGTTTTGTGGTATGTTTGGTACGTTTTTTCTTTTTCTTTCTATTTCGTTAAGAAGTGACATCGCTTTATTTTTTCCCAATAACCCCTTTTCTCTCATTATCGTTTTAGACGCATTATTATTAAGTTTTTTATTTATATTTTTCAAATTATTTAAATTTTTTTCATACTTTTTTTCATACCTAGGAGTCTGTCTACTACTTATAACGTATTTTTTAGTGTATTTTTTAAAGCTTTTTTCTACTTTCTTCTTCTGAGTCTCCCTCATCTTTTGTAATTTTTTAACTTCTTTGTCGCCTTGCATTATATAATATAATATAATATGTAAATACTTTTTTCAGTGACAATCTCAAAAGTCATTTCTTATTTCAAAACTAATTTTATTTTCAGTCAATACTTTTTCAAGTCATCGGTATAAAAGTCAAATTGATTTTTAAAACTAATTATATTTTCGGCAAATACTTTTTTCAGTGACAATCTCAAAAGTCATTTCATATTTCAAAACTAATTATATTTTCAATCCATGTTATAAATTATTTTTCTAGTATATAAGCGGATCCGATCGAGCGAAATCGTCACAATCACAAGCACCTCGGCACGATTTTGACACGGGTGAGACCATTTTCACAGTCAAAAATTAAACCAGAAAACTCCATATAAATTTGAGGGTTTAAACATGCGTTCACGTGCGCCTCGAAGTGATCAATGACTGAAAATGAAAAACTGACCCCTTTATTTTTCCGTTCTGTATTTTAGAAACCCCGGTCAATTTTTCCAAATCAGTGGGAAATTAACTCAAGAAATGACGAATAAACGTGACAGGAGTGATGATGATTTGCCCGAGGATCTCACGTGCCCGATCACGCGAACCATGTTCCAAGACCCGGTTTTGGTCTTCGATTCTGGACACACCTACGAGCGGAGCGCCATCCTGTCGCATTTCGATCGTAAATCAACAGATCCGATTACCGGTCTCGCACTGAGCGACACTCGTGTGGTCACGAACTGGGTAGTCCGAAAAGGGGTTCAGGCGTATTTGGACAGCCACCCGGACGTGACGCCCGACGGGTGGGACAGTCGCGAGCTTCTTGGCCCTCAGGAAGTACTGCCACAGAACGAGTTTGCGAAGAACAAGTTTGCGACTCTGCAACAACTTCATATATTGCGTTGGTTGAGCCCTATATTGCGCAATAGGTGGTCGTTTAATGAGCGACCGGAGGATTGGAGTGGGGTTGAGTTAGAAAACGGACAGGTGGTGGGACTCGATTTGGAATCGATTGGCACACAGACCGCCGCTTTCTGGGCACAGCTGAAGTCGTTTCCGTCGCTGAAGGAGTTGGACCTCAACAACAACGAGCTGACGAGCCTGTCGGCGGAGATCGGGCAGCTCACGTCGCTGGAGATTTTGAACCTCGTTGGCAATGAGCTGACGAGTCTGCCGGCGGAGATCGGGCAGCTCACGTCGCTGCGGGACTTGTACCTCGACGGCAATGAGCTGACGAGCTTGCCGGCGGAGATGGGGCAGCTCACCTCGCTGAAGTGGTTGCACCTCAGCGACAATGAGCTGACGAGTCTGCCGGCGGAGATAGGGCAGCTCACTTCGCTGACGGTGTTGGACCTCAGCGACAATGAGCTGACGAGCTTGCCGACGGAGATCGGGCAGCTCACCTCGCTGGAGTCGTTGTACCTCAGCCGCAATCAGCTGACGAGCTTGCCGGCGGAGATCGGGCAGCTCACGTCGCTGACGGAGTTGCACCTCAGCGGCAATCGGCTGACGACCGTGCCGTATGAGATCGGGCTGATCACGTCGCTGGTGAGGTTGGACCTCACGAACAATAAGCTAACGAGCATGCCGGCTGCGATATGGAATAAATGCGCGGACGACTGTCATTTGGATGTGGATAACGATGTAGGGTTAGATGATGATCCGCTCACTTGGCCCATAACCTAAAATCAAAACTAATTTTATTTTCAATTCCATCACAAAACAAAAAAGAAAGTCATTCCATTCATCACTTTGACTGGCGCACGCTTCATGTCACCTCGCCAAATTTCATTCACTGGGAAATTAACTCAAGAAATGACGAATAAACGTGACAGGAGTGATGATGATTTGCCCGAGGAACTCACGTGCCCGATCACGCGAACCATGTTCCGCGACCCGGTTGTGGTGGTCGAATCGGGGCACACGTACGAGCGGGACAAAGTATTGTCGCACTTCCGGCAAAACGGAGCCAGGGACCCGAACACGAATCTCGCCCTGAGCAGCACGAAGGTGATGACGAACTGGGTGGTGAGACAGATTGTGCAGGCTTGGCTGGACGAGCACCCGGGCGTGAAGCCCGACGGGTGGCCAAATAGAGAATTACTGGCACCCGCCGCGGGTGCGACGCTGGTCAGAGTCAGCGATGCTCCCTCAAGTCCTTTTCTTCCGGACTGCATCTCCTTGCAGGCGTCCGGAGACACCACCAGGGTTATCACTTTTGGGAGACACCGGCTCAACGATGTGCAGCTGGACTGTCCGCGCACGCCGAACCTGCTTTCGCGTAAGCACGCGGAGATCGTGTGCGACGCGGACGGCCTGCATTACGTGGTGGACAATGACACGCTGAATGGGACGTATTTGAACGGGAACCTTATACCGGAAGGGCCTTGCCCTCTGCGAAACGGCGACATCATCGCCTTTGGCGGCCCCGCGAACGTGCTGAGGGACAACAGGACGCTGAGTAACTCCCTCAGGTTCGAGTATCGTCGCGGCGACAGCGGAAGGAACATGAACATCGGAGCTGCAGCGTATATGGCAGGGTTTAGGGCTCTGCAGATGATTCAACTGCAACCACCGCAAGGCGACATGTCCCTCCGCGAAGCGTTGACACTTTCGCTTCATTCTGCTCAAGAGGTGCTGAGAAACCTTCAAGAGAGCAGAGGACGAAGGCATGATCAGATCGCGGGCTCAAATGGCAACCCATGGCGGCAGATCATGGCCGCCAATGCCCGAGCTGAAGGGAACACGTGGACTGCGATGAGCACAAACGTGGATCATTCCACGGCGTGTCATCACTGCCGAGCCAACATACCTCCTCGTTTCCTCCGCATGCGACGCGCGCTGGTCACCGGAGTTCATGAGTACTACCATGCAAATTACGATTGTCTTCGCTCGGTCCATAACGAAATTCGTGACACCACGTCGATTCAGGGACTCGATCGGCTATCAGAGCAGGAGAGGCGAATCTTGACTGCAATCGCGAGTGTAGTTTAGTTACCTCGATATAAAGATTTGTACGTTAAATTTAATGAGAAGACATGTTTGAGATTTACACCGACGGTTCATGCCTCGGCAATCCCGGCCCCGGCGGTTGGGGTGCGATATCTGATGATTTTAAACTGTGCGGCAGTAGCCGAACCACCACGAACAATCAGATGGAGATGACAGCCATACTTAGAGCCCTCGAGGAATGTAATAAGCGCGATATTCAGGCCGTGCGAATTTTTACGGACTCGAACTACGTAAAACAGGGTATCAACTCGTGGATAATCAACTGGAAAAAGAACGGGTGGAAAACAGCCAAGGGTGCACCGGTAAAGAACAAGGAGTTATGGGAAGCCATCGACGAGGCGCGTAAGCAGTTACAAATCGTCGAGTGGCGATGGGTCAAGGCGCATAACGGCCACCCCCAGAACGAGGCTGTCGACCGACTCGCGAGGGAGTGCGCAAAAAATATCGACTTACAGTAAGTCATGGGCGATTGCGACGGCTGGTGTGAGAAGCAGGAGCGATTACTCATCAAGTGGGCCGAGAAGGCCGCAGGGTACCGCTGGCTACATAACCACGCGCGCCTTTATTATAAAAACCAAAACGACTGGCTCGCCTACCCGTCGATCGTGATAGCGTCCATCACGGGCGTCGGCGGTTTCGCCGTGCTTAATCCGAGCGGAAACGAAGGTGTTTCCCAGGATACGAAGAATAATATCATGATCATACAATACTTTTTCGCGTTCCTAAACGTTCTCGCGGGGATTTTGACGAGTATATCCAAGTTCAGTCAATCGCTCCCTCTTTCGGAATCGCACTCGCTCATGTGCGTGAGTTGGAGTAAATTCTACCGGTGTATAGACATGGAGTTATCTTTAGACGTCAAGCATCGAGGGAACGTAGTAGAATTTATCATGAAATCGAGAGAAGAATACGACAAACTTCTGGATGATGCTCCGGACATACCTGCCATCTCCATCAAAGCCTTCCTCGCACAGTTTCCCGAAAAGGAGAATAAACCTGACGTGTGTAACGGTCTCAGTATAGTGGTTAACGACGATACCGATTCCGTGAGCTCGTCCAAGCGCGCCGTGAAACGGTGGCTCGGTGCATTCAAAACCGTCAAGACTCAGCAGCGTAAAAGTCTCGAGATGGACGAACTCCACAGGGTAGATTCCGTATAATTTTCTCAGTAGAAGATAAATGTCGCTAAAGGTTATTGCATTTCTCGCGACCACAATCATCTACGGTATCGTCTATTTGATCATAGACAAAGCCGACCCCTCGGCGTTCGGTTTCGAATCGTGGATCGATCCGTTTTACTTCAGCTTTACGACGATGAGCACGGTGGGCTACGGCGACCACCTCCCTAAATCCGACCTCGCAAAAATGACTGTGATGTCGCACCAGACCATCTTGATCCTCGAGATCATGTCGATGCTGTTCGATAAGGACGAGCTCCCGAAAATGCCCGCTATGCCGAGGATGGGCATGCCCCGAGTCCCGATGATGGGTCGCTAAACAATACGAGTTCCGATAGATGAGCACACTTTTAAGAGAGGAAAAATCTCCTCTCTTAAAAGTATGCCGGTCAAGATTGACATTAAGGATTAGACGTATCCCCACTTCAGGTCAGCAGACGTAAGTTTGGGATTTTGTCGGGAAAAGAATTCGCGGTTACCGTGTCCCGCGTGACCGATCGTACTCGGACCGCTCGAATCGATCTTAATGTAGTCGCGCATATCCTTGTAATACACGCGAGCACCGCGCGCGATTATATCTTCCGTCTTGTTGTCGACGTGGTTGTCCATGGGGAAGTAGTATTTCATGAACTTTTCCATATTCTTGACGTGGACGAGGTGGCATTTGAAACCGGAAATCCACGAAACTCGTTCGAGGTCGCCCGTGACACCCACCGGTTTGTACGAGAGTGAATGGAAGAAACACATCTCAAAGCGATCGCCGAGGGTATCGATGACCTTTTGAACTTCCTCGTACAGACTCTTCCGTTTTATGATGACGTTGTCTTCGATCACCAGTGCATATTTAATTCCTCTGTCCAAGGACTTTTTTATGATATCGAGGTGTCCCATGTAGGCGCCGATGGCACCCATGTTAAAATATGTGATATCAGGCCTCTGGATTTTAGGGTCGTAGAACATTTCCAAAGCTTTCTTGAAATATTTAGGGTCGATTTTGTCCTCGAACTCACGAGCGGTCTCGATAACTCTCGTGTTTTTCCCGTAGATCACCTCGATCGGTACGGTCTTGTCGTGACTCGCGAAGAAATTCCTCTGTCGGGTTGTCTGATCTTTCATGGTCAAAAGAAAAGTCTTGAACTGGTACTTCGGCTTCTTCAAGATGATGTAGAGCGCCAATATGAAAAGGACGATGAAAGGTGCCATTCTACTGAGAAGGGATATTTTATTTCGGGTAGAAGTGGCTTAAAGACAACGGTGTAGATGGTACTATACGACCTCTCTTAGCTCAGATGGTAGAGCAGTGGACTGTAGTTCCATGGGTCACTAGTTCGATTCTAGTAGAGAGGACCGTTCCTCTGTAGCTCAGTTGGGAGAGCGACAGGCTGTTAACCTGTAGGTCGTCGGTTCGAACCCGGCCGGAGGAGTTTTTAAAATGAGCGTCCCTCATTTTAAAAACTACTTAGAAACAAGGGTGGTACTTCCTGTAAAGGATGTCGACCATGTTGAGGTGTCTGACGATGCCCTTCCGCGCGCGTGAACGCCGACGGCGGCTCCTGCAGTCATCCATCCTCGACCACCCGCCTCCACCCGTTGATGTAAATAACGAATGGGCTTTCGGTCCCTACTCTTTCAAAGCGACGGTCGACGCTGTCGATAAGGACGGCAAGGTCGAACGAGGCTTCATCGGCTATTCACAGAATATGGACATTACACATCGCACAAAAAATGCGTGTGAACGGCACAAACGGCCCGGGACGACGTGTACCGAGCCGGTGATGACACTGAAAGGCGGTGAAAGCGATGAAGTGATCTTCATGAAGACACGCGGGAGCGAGAAACTGCAGCGACTTCTTTTGTAATTTACATTTTACAACACGTATAACCCCATCTCACCCAATCCTTCGGTGCATCCAAACCCTCGCTCACCTCGAAATCCACCCTCGTCAGAATTTCGGTCGGGTGACACTGAACTTTCCCCAAACCCTTGATCGGGTCGATCGTCGGGTTCAGTCGTTCTTTTAACATTGTGGGGACCTCCATTTCACCGCTTGTTTTACCGTGCGTCCCGTGTGTCATGGCGTGGTGGAGCTCACGGGGTCCATTTCCCTGACTAGCTAAAAACGGTGTCCATTCCGTGTACTTCACATCCTTGCACGGTCCGCGCGCGGGTTGTTTCAGGCACGTGTACTGGAAATCGACCAATTTTGGGTCCGGCTTATAGTCATTCGTGAGGCTTCCTCGTTTTCCTAGACTTACATGAAATTCCTTACCCAGAACCGAGCCGTCCCATTTCGGTTCCAGCATACTCATCGGGTATGTTTTTCCCGCCCCCGCTTTGCCGAATTCCGTCTCGCCCACGGCTTCGAAATCACAATCCATGACCTTACCGTTACTCCCGGCGGGTTCCTTCCCCTCCAAGAGTCGAGTTTTGCTGTCCGTGATGGACGTCTGGAAATCACCCCCGACCTGTACGCGTTCGTCGCCGTCCCATTTCCAACCCTCTGAGCCCGTGAGACATTTGTACAGTTGCTTGTAATTGTCGTGGTACGATTTGAACTGGTGACGGTAATTCAGCGAGGTTCCGGTTTGTTCGTCCTTCTTTTCTTTGACGATGTTTCTATCGATGCTAAATTTTTCGCTTCGTACCTGGAAACTGTTCAGTGCATCATTGCCACAATCCACCTTGAGCGGGTCCTCGGTGAACAGGTCCATCCACGCGTTCTCCTTGAAGCGCTTCCACTGTATGTTATGATCGCTGATATTATCGATCGCCACCACGGGGTTCCCCTTGAGAGTGTAGCTATCCGGTCCCCTGTTGGGAAGGACGTCACCCCTGTTGGCCCACATCAGTGAGCTCTCCGTCGGCCGCCGTTTGTAATACGCCCCGCTCGGAAAGAGTGGGAGCTGGCCAAAACCAATCGACCGTTCCTTCCGCGTTTGAAAACTTCGGCTCCGCGGGTCCTGATACTGTGTGGTCTCTTCCTCCAGGTTTTTCTCCATCTCCGCCTGCCACCTCTCGTTCGCCTCGAGTTCAAGCTCCAGAGTCTTCTCTTCTCGCCCTGCGAAGTAGAGACCCCCGGCTGCCGTGCCCGTGACACAGAGAATCACGAAACAGACGATCACGATCGCGACGAGCGCCGAGCTCATGTTATTATGTGCGAACATTTTATTAAAAGGATCTCTGAAAAATGAAATAGTGGCTGGAGCTAATTTTATTAGCGTGTAGCGCGTTTTATTTTAATTTTCCATATATAATCGATTTGATGGGCCAAAATCAATCATTCCCACCCGCATGTCAATCTCAAAAGTCAATTCACATTTGAAAACTAATTTTATTTTTGGTAAATACTTTTTCAATTGTCATTCCAAAAAGTCAAATTGATTTTCAAAATCAAAATCATTTTCATTTCACCTGGCACAGGGAAAACTGCGACACGCACCCCAACTTCGCCGATTTGTAACCTGTGCTGGGGGCCCACGCGTGCACCAAAAAGTGATTTGGGAACCTGAAATTTTTCCCGGACCCCGTGAAATAAATAAACTGGGTATTTTAGGTTATGGAGACGACGAAGGGCACGAAGCGGAAGAGAGCCCCTCCAACAAAGGGGCCGTGCGAACACGGGGTGAAGCCTCGCTCGAAGTGCAAGGTGTGCAGCGCTTGTCCGCACGGTCGTCGGCGCTCTCAGTGCAAGGAGTGCGGTGGGTCACAAATATGCGAGCACGGTCGTCAGCGCCGTCGATGCAAGGAGTGCGGTGGGCCATCAATTTGCGAGCACGGTCGTGTACGCTCTACGTGCAAGGAGTGCGGTGGGTCAGGAATATGCGAGCACGGTCGTGTGCGCTCTCAGTGCAAGGAGTGCGGTGGGTCAGGAATATGCGAGCACGGTCGTCGGCGCTCTGAGTGCAAGGAGTGCGGTGGGTCACAAATATGCGAGCACGGTCGTCAGCGCCGTCGATGCAAGGAGTGCGGTGGGTCAGGAATCTGCGAGCACGGTCGTGAGCGCCGTCGATGCAAGGAGTGCGGTGGGTCTGCAATCTGCGAGCACGGTCGTGAGCGCCATCGGTGCAAGGAGTGCGGTGGGGCATCAATTTGCGAGCACGGTCGTCTGCGCTATCAGTGCAAGGAGTGCGGTGGGGCATCAGTCTGCGAGCACGGTCGTCAGCGCCGATACTGCAAGGAGTGCGGTGGGTCACAAATATGCGACCACGGTCGTCATCGCTCTAAGTGCAAGGAGTGCGGTGGAGCATCAATCTGCGAGCACGGTCGTGAGCGCTATAGGTGCAAGGAGTGCGTTGGTGCATCATTCATTCAATTCGCGATGGCCACGTTTAGGGAGTATAAATAATTTCATTGTTTATTAATAGAAATGTTACCGGTGGTTAACTATGCGCGCTTGGAGCGCCTCAAGCCCCCTCCAGTCACACCTGTCCCCATGAATCTCAATACCTTTTGCGTGGTGTTCATCATGGTGTGCATACTTTGTCTTTATAAAAGGTCGTCCACCGTCAGCGATAACCGCAGGCGGTACACCACGCTGGACGGTTACCTGGAGAGTCACTCGACATAATCCACAATTTTGTACTTGATGCAATCTTTTGGGCTCCTGTTAAAAAAACGCCGTTATACTAATTGCCCATACAATCATTAAAATAAACTTACAAGTAAATATCCTTCTTCATGAGCTTATTGAACCTCTTCTCTGGAATACTGGTCGAAGTTAAATACATTTTTCGAAGCATCGCCATCAGCTTGTCGGTCGATTTGAGCTCGTGCTTAAGGTCTTGGTAGTTACCCCACATTCCGGTGGAGAGTTGATGGATCAGGACGTAGGCGTTCTTGCCCATACGACGCTCCGAACCACCGAGGAGCATGAACGTCGCGGCGCTGCAACAGGATCCTTGTGCGATCGTGATGACCTTGACGCGCGAGGCTTCGAGTGTATTTTTCATGGTCATGCCGCTGAAGATACACCCCCCGTCGCTCATGATATGAACACGGACGGTCGGCTCAAAGCCAACGAGCTCAGCTTTCTTCTTTAGTAATTCGATCTCCAGTTTCTTAAACTCAGTAACGAACTGCAGAGCGTTTTCCCTATCCACGTCACCGTAGAAGAGAATCTCGTTTCCGGTGACCTTGACGCATTCATGTTGTTCATCTTCGGTCTCTTCTTTCTCGCTCATGTTGCTTCAGAGCTTTCTTCACTCTACTGACGTCCCTCGACCTTAAGCCATTTCCGACGGCGAGGTGATTGATCACGTCGAAATCCTGTGGCGAAATCCCATAGTTAAGGAGGGGTTCCAGGTCACCTTTTTCGGCGTACATTTTCAAGAGGCACAATTCCTCGACGCCCAGGCCTAGTCGGCTTTTTTTCTTGATCTCCTCGAATTTCTGTTTTCGCATTCGGTGGTTTCCGAGTTTCGTCCAACAACTCCCCGGCCGGATCTTGTCTCTGTCGAGCGGTTCACCGAGCGAATGTTTCGGGACGGTCAACGCGTGAAGCACGAAATAGGGCATCAGGTACCACGCACCCCTGGCGTAGATGTGCGTATCGTAGAAATCGGCGTCGGAGAAACTCGTCGCCGTGCGCAGGAGGTCAACACCCTTCGAGTTGACGTAATTCTCCTGGAAAATATCCCAAACGTGTCCGTGTTCGCTGATGGAATCGTGTATACAGAGAGGTCCAGTCTCGCAAAGGACGTCGGCGATGAACTCTTTCGGCGTCTTGAAATCGTCCATGGCATCGTACCCCTCCGCGTACGTGAGAAAAGACCGTATGTCGCCGCCGCAATTCGCCGCGGCGGCCTCGACTGTAGGGGTGACCTCATCGACCAGAGTAAACAACACCTCGGGCTTATGTCTCGGAATGAACACAGTCTCAAAATTAGGGTACATGCACATGTTCGTCGTCGTGATCACGAGCGATCCACGGGAAATGCGGTCGCCGTCAGATACCTTCTCCACTATGGGTTTGAACACGGGGTCGTAGTCGTCGATGTACACGTGTTTCGTAGACGGTCGTATGAAAGGGAGGAACAGGGATTTGGATTTCATGTGCTCGGTCTTGAGTTCCACCGAACTGAACCCCTCGAGCGCTTCTTTCAGGATGAAACTTTTCCCCACTCCGGTCGAGCCGCATATGAACACGTTCTTCCCGTCACGCAGGTGTTTACGCACCAACTCGATCTTTTTGCCGTGGATCGTGTAAACTTTCTCGACTTTTTTTTCAGGGATAATCGTAATGAAGGAATCCATCGACGTCGACGACCTTACTAATCAAGCTATAGATTTGGCGTTGGGAAACGACGCACTACGTAAACGTGTCGTAGAACCTTTAAGAAAGAAAATTCTACCATACGTGGCATGCACGGTCCTTACCAATGTGATTATGTTTGCACTGTTGTTGTACCTTGTTCGACGTCTTCATACGCTTCATCCTCCTCCTCAATGACTTCCACCTCCTCTTCCTCTTCCTCTTCCTCTTCCTCCTCGGATTCGGATTCGGGTTCGGGTTCAGGCTTTCCCCTACCGCCACTGAAGAACCGCTCGAACGGTGTATTCATAGCTAAAGATTCGATCACTGGAATGGCACGGACCCTCAAGATCTCGGGTTTTGTGAACGGCTTCTCGTTTTCGTGTGGGTAATCAGTCTCGAATTTGACCAATATATGTTTCGGAATCGCCGGCGATTGCTCGAGGAGAGAATCATACGTCGTCTTGCAGTCGTTCACGAACTGCAGTCCTTCCTTGTTGCGTTCCTCGCGGGGCAGGGCGAGTTGGAGTCGGATGTTCCTACTCAAGTTTCCGTGTCCGAGCGCGGATGTCCTGTGATTCTCCATCAATTCTTGAATTTTTAAAAATTGCATGATAGTCGCGATCAAACCTGCGATGAGGTTCAGACCGCCGATTATCGAAGGTGCCATAGGTTGGATGGCGACGGGTAACGTGCTCTGGGCGAAGTTCGCCGTTCCGGTAATGGTGGACAGAACGATGACCGGTAAGTTGAAACGCAAACTCAACTTCTTAAACATGAGGAACGCTCGGTGATGCATGTAGCGATAACACGCACTCTGTTCCCCCCACTGGCGTAGGATGTTTTCGTGGTGGATGTTCCATGACGCAGCCATCGCCTTCGGATCGGGGGCATTATTTTCTTGGCTCATCTTATATAAGATGAACATTATTTTCATAATTCATGTCATCTTTCTCGGGTGGATTCTCGTCACACCGTTCCTCAACGACCGTCGGCAACTCGAGTTCTATTCGATGGTGATTCCCTTCATCTTCTACCACTGGTCCGTGAACGATGACACGTGTGCCCTGACACAGGCTGAGATGATGGTGACCGGAAAAAACAAGGACGAGACGTTTATGGGGCGTGTGGTAGGACCCATCTACAAAATGGAAGAGAATGATATTAACAAGTTAACTAAAACGGTATTCTTCACCCTGTGGGCATTCACCGGATACCGCCTCGGACACTTCAACATGTTCGCAGAGGATGTTCGTAAGATCCTCAAATATCGCGCCTGATACGCCTGGCGAGCTGGACATCCTTGGCCATGACAGTAACGCGCTTGGAGTGAAGGGCGCAGAGGTTGCTGTCCTCGAAGAGACCGACGATGTACGCCTCAGCCGCCTCTTGGAGGGCGAGGACAGCGGAGGACTGGAACCTGAGGCCGGTCTTGAAGTCCTGAGCGATCTCTCGCACCAGGCGCTGGAAAGGCTGCATACGGATCAGGAGTTCTGTGCTTTTCTGGTACTTGCGGATCTCACGAAGAGCGATAGTACCGGGCCTGTAGCGGTGAGGCTTCTTGACGCCACCTGTGGGGGCAGGCTTGATGACCCAATCTTGGCCGTTCCATACTCGCTGGGCTCCGCTTTTGCGAGCAGCTTTGGTGGCGAGCTGGTGGCGAGGAGCCTTGCCTCCGGTGGACTTGCGTGCTGTCTGCTTGGTTCTGGCCATGGAAACGTGCCGCCGCGCGGTGAATACTGACAAGTCTTCCGGGAAACCGACCGATTTATAGTGTTTTCGGTGAAATGTGAATTTAAGGTTATGGGATCCAACCGTGAATCCTTCGGTTCGGGTGAAAAAAAAAGAATCGAAAAAGGGAAAAATCAAAATCCAAAAAAAGGAAAAAATCAAAACTAGCTGGAAAAAATCAAAACTAGCTGTACTCAAGCTGTACTCCGATCCGGCCAATACTATCGGAGCATGCCCTCACGTATTTTTGACTATACAAAAAAAGGGTAAAATCAAGCCACCAATCAAAATATGTTGATGGAAAAAGTCTCCAATCGGAACGTCCAAATTAAGGGAGTATACGATTTAGATACTCGAGTGATCGTACATATCTCACGAAAAAAGTAGTAAGATAACCAAAAACTGCTCGCCATTTTCGCAGGGAGAAGGAATTTCACAGTCTAGATGGCGTATTCGTGATCTGGGCAATCCTAGGTGTTCCGTACAATCGCTTTAAGTTTGGGCCGGTCGCGAATATAATCACGTAGACTCCCTCAATCAACACTTAGAGATTATGAGTGTAATGTAGTCATGTACAAAACACCGGTCATTGTTACGACTGGAATATCGATCGTATTCTATTTTAGCACATGGATATACGAATGGTACCTCTTGTATCGATACAGGGTGATCGAGTTATATTTCGAGTACGAAGAGAGGCTGGCTCTTCTCACCTCAAATCATGACGGTATAATGCAAATGATTCATACCAGGCGTGAAATTAGGGACACTTTTCTAAAAGTCATACGGGCACCGTTTGTTCTCGTAGGAGCCGTAAGTGGGGTGGTGGAGAAAGGGGCGTCGACGATTGAAAATGTATTCTTGATTGTACAGACTGGCGTACGATGCATGAACGAAGTAGTTCCTTACGCTTTGGGAATTCTACTCCTGGTCGTCGCAATCGACATTTCCCGGAGGCTAAGAAAAATCTCACCCTTTACTATATGAAGAACAAGACCAAGATTCAATTCCTGATGATCGTCGTCGTCGCAATGATTTTCGCCGTCACGTACCTGTGGTCGAATCCCAAGGTGGTGACGCAGGTCGTGACGAGACGACAGCGTGAAAGACCTGTCGCGCGAGCGCGAGAACCAGAATTTAGGGGACCCCCGCTCAGGGAGTATAAACCGGGGTATTTTCATCAGATGGGTCTTTTGACCTCCGATTCCGGAGAGACTCTTCCGCTTTATGGAAAAGAAGTTAACGGTCGGCGCGATAGGTACCATTTCTATACCACAACGGGCAGTGATAATTTGTACCCAGTTCCGCTAAATCAAGGGGATCGCGATTGTATGGACGATGTGGGTTGTGGTGAATTATATGGAAATGAAGCTGTTTCCGTGACAGGGAAAACAGATCCATTTACGGTTAATATGTATCGTACAGATAGCTTTACTTACGTTTAAGACGAAATCTTTTCATGGTCACGATAAGTTTCTTTCGCGGCGCTTTCATGGTCACGATAAGTTTCTTTCGCGGCGCTTTCATGACCACGATAAGTTTTTTTCGTGTGTTTTTGAAGCTTACGGATTTGATCGCCTTGTTAACCTTCGTTTTTGGCTTCATCGACGAGGTTGCGATTTTCTCGATCTTCTTGAGCATTCGTTTCGCAGGCATGTTTTACGTTATCCGGAGATTTTTATTCTTCCTGAGCGTCTGCTGGTGCTGACGCCACGCGTCGTTGCACGTCTTTGACTATCCGACTCGTGGAGGAACTGCAACAGGACACCATGCAGCAACACGCCATCAGGACTGGTGGAGATTTGAACGGCATCTTCATGATCATGTACACACAAAGCATGAGACAGAAAACTGTCACTATGTATCCCCCAAATTCTTTGTCGCTGAGGGGTCCTTCGCCGTTGGGAAGAAGATTCGCAAACGGAAGGCCGGCGGAAACGGATCCGGATAGGGTCGTCAGCATTGTCATAGGAAAAGTAATGATCTCCATTCTAATTACTATTACTATTACGTGATAAAATTATTTCCCTGATTTTTTGATTTTTATAAATATTTGCAAAAAAAATTCACGCGGATCATTAATATACCGCGCGGCGCCACGATGAGTGGAACCGAAAATGTACGGCGCTTGCAAGAGCTTGTCGACAAGAACAGCCAAAATATCCCAGAAGGTGATTACCTCGCCTTCTGTGACATTACGAAGAAAATCTACGAACACGAGGAGGACGCGAACATTGAGGCGTGGGCGGTTTGCATGCGTCAGGCGGAACAGGACATGCAGTGTAGCGCGAGTCGGCCTGGATTCGACCCTCTACAGAACCCGAAACATGAAGCCAGGTGGCGAAAATATGAGATGAGGCGGAGAAAGTATATGAAAAAACTCGAGGAAGTTGGGTTTGCTGTTCCAGTGTTTGTTCACTATGACATGGATGAGAAGCAGCTACGACTTACGTACCCTCTCTATGAATCCGACTCCGATACTGATGCCGATTAGCACACCGTAGTTTTGAGACGTTGAATCGTATCCTTATTCTTCACCACAGCCCTGTTGAACCAACCCTTCTTCTTGTATTTTCGCACCTTACCTCGAACGTTCGTGAACTGCAACTTCGAGGGGTCCCCCGGCGTCGTCGCCGCCCTTCCGCATATCGTCTTCTTGAGACGTTCGATCTCTTTCTTGTTCCTCGCCACAGCCTTGTCGTACCAGACCTTTCGCTTGTATTGACGCGCCTTTCCGTGTATGTTTCTCAGCATCAACGGTGGAGTCGGTGTGCGCTTTGATTTCGATTTCGGTGTCGGCGTGTGCTTTGATTTCGATTTCGGTGTCGGCGTGTGCTTTGATTTCGATTTCGGCGGGGAGTTGTTTAACCCGTTCTGTAAACGCTGCATATAGCCCGGTGTCAGCTTTGATTTCGGTGTCGGCGTGCGCTTTGATTTCGATTTCGGCGGGGAGTTGTTTAACCCGTTCTGTAAACCCTGCATATAGCCCGGTGTCAGCTTTGATTTCGGTTTCGGCGGGGAGTTTAACCCGCGTAAACCCTGCATATAGCCCGATTGGGCGACGAGTACTCGTGAAGTTTTGTTGAAATTGTCTTTGGCCATGAACGCCTTTATCGCGTCGGCGAAACTTGGAAGGCTTTCATCCGTACGCTTTCTCTTATTTCGACGTTGGTTAGCGGGTAGTCTTGGATCACCGTCGATTAGGCGACCTTTCTTTAGCCAACCGTTTTTATTCCTCTCGAGGTACGGGTCCGGTATTATCGCTTTTATACGGTCCCGGATTTCCGGGAGATTTTTGGTCATATGGTAGACTTCATTCAGGAAGTAATGAAGGTCATACCTTATAGACGAACTCTGTGAAATACCCGCCTCGGATACCCACGAATACCCAGTCACCACCATGGGATTGGGGCTGCCCCGCATGGTGGCGTATCCGAAATCGATAATGACAGCTTCAACGCCGGCGTTCCGGAGTTTGTATTTTTTATCACCTATTTGAATATCGAGAATTTTGCGGTTGACTTTTCTGACTAACACGTTTCCGCCGTGGAGATCATGATGCCTAAACTCCGTCCCGTACTTTCGCCTGATTCTGTACATGTTGTAGAGCACCTGAACGATAATGGAATGAATTTCAGCTGTGCTCCGTTGCGATTGCAGAAATTCGTACAGGGGTTCGCCGTTTACGTACTCCATGTAGATATATTCCTTCCCCTCTTTCGTTTTGGTGTTGGGCGGGCATTTCGTGTACAACGCGTGTTCAGGAACGCCGAACCCTTTCAACTTTTTCGCGATATCGTATTCGAACTTGGCCATCCCATATGTATTTGCTTTGGTGGTTATTTCCTTCAACGCGACGTATCGACCGTCTCTCAGTTTCGCGCGGTACACAACGCCGAACGCACCTTCTTTAATTTTGTTACGGACTTCGTTCACTCTGAGAGCATTGAGTGGGGCGCACTTATCCTTCCCGTTGAGTAATTTCAAAAGATTCTGCTCGAGTGTCATATAGTATGCCGGGAAATTAAATCTTTTTCTATTGTAAAATGGCAGCTTTACTTCTCTTGTGCTGTTGTTCCATGATGATGTCATCCAGTGCGGGCGGTGCCTTCTTCGCGGCTGTCATCCCAGGCACCGCACCCCACTTCGAGAAGACCATGTACCTTAAGGAGCAGAGGAAATTCATCGACATGGCGAACGAACTTCGGCTCCTGAGCACGGACTTTCCTACCGACGCGGAACTCGCTGACTCGGAAGACTTGAGTGTCAAGAACAAATTGGTCCAAACCTTCTCAAAGATCCAGGAGATTTCTCCTGAATTTTGTAAAATGCATACCGATTTCAACATGGGTAAAGAGGAGATGAGAGCCGAGATCAAGAAACACTACGAACCCGGTGGTAAAATCCTAACCTTGGGTGGTATGCAATTGTGGTCGGAGTACATGAACGACTACCTCAAACCCACCGAGGATATGATTGCGAGGTACAAGGCGCGGGGTGTCATGAAGGACTGCTCCTCAGACAGCAGGGACGAAGGCGGTAACTGTGTACCCTTCGACAGTTTCAACACCGCTATGCGTGATAACGATGAGTCATGTGAGAACATGAAAGACATGCTCGAACAAACCCCCGAAGAAATCGCTGATCAGATCATCGGCGAAATTCGATCCCGAATTTCTTAGACATGAGCCGCTCAACACCTTTGATCGTCGGTTCGGACCAGAGGTACCATCGACTCCAGAACCCCGCGGTATCGATCCCGTCGATTCCCCATTTTTGACCTGCTTTTTTCGCACCGTGCCTGAGCAGGTACGCTTTTTTACGTGAAGGATTCTTGTGTTTGGTGTAATCGGAATATCCGCGTGCACCAAAGTCAACAAACCTGCCGTCCTCTAACGTCGCTCGAAACTTCTTACGAGGGTTCGGGCTACGACGAATCTTGACGCGCATACTTATAATACGCTTTTAAAAAAATTACATGCAAGACTTGCACCCGTAGGCTTCCTTCTTGGCGAGAGCGGGCATGAAGAACGGGTGTTCGGCACCGCGCTTGACGCGGTAGACGTGATCGTACATGTGGAGAAGCGCGATGGTCAGCGCGAGGGCGGAGACGACCACGCCCTTAACCTTGCGCGCGGTCCAAGCGTAGACGACGATGAGCGCGACGATGACCATCTGGATCATGGTCAGCTTGGGGATGCCGGGCATGAAACGGGACGCGATGTCCTTCTGTTCAGGGGTGGGCTTGGGTTCGACGGAGTTCAGAGGTTCGGTGTAACCGGGCATTTTATTATCTACTTAGAAAATAATGTGGCTCCCTATCCTGATGGTCCTGTACGATTACATGAAACTGCCCATCGACAGATTGTATTTTCAAAATCCGAAACGTCCCTTGATCGGGATCGCCAACACGTTCAGAGATTTAGTACACATGGGGTCGCAGTGTAAGGTGGCGAACTTTCCCGGCCTGATGCTGGTACGTCTCCATTTCGACAAGATCAAGGCGGAGTTCGAGGCTGTCCACCAGACCCTGGAGAAGAGGTACTACCACGATGTCAGTCCTTGGTTCGATGAGAACTGGGACTATTACTTCTACCGAGTGAAGGATTTCCCTTTACTCAACAGCCTCCTGAAACAGATCCCCTGTGTGAACACTGAGGTTGCCGCGTTCGCCGTGAGTGATAAACCCATGCGTCTCCACCCGCACCGCGCCGAATCGAACCGTCTCCTGAGGTATCACATCACCATCAAGAGCGGTGGGACATGCGTGCTTCACACGGAGAAAGGGTCGCACGCGCACGAAGAGGGTGAGGACTTTTTGTTCGACCACTCGAGGTACCACGAACTCGTCAAGGAGGGGCTCGGTACACGGGTCGTGTTGATTTTGGATATCAACCGCCGATAATTTTCTCATCGATTGTATATATGATCGGCGAAGTACACAGGGCAACCTTCGGCGGTCATGAAGGGTACTATAACCCTCGAACCGGTCGCGTTCGGTTCGGGAAGCAGATCTACCCCAGCATAGAGGTTGCCGTAAAATATCTCAAGAAGAAGTAAGAGATGATCCAGTCCACCCTGTTCATCGTCACGCTCTCGTACCTCCTGAATCACGTACGTAACCGGTCCAATTTCAAAAAGGAGTTGATCATACCCGCGATCGTTTTCCTGTGTACCAAGTACGTCT